TGATAAGAGATATAAGGAATTATGCGGTTTTTGTGAACAATACCCTGAGTGGAAAGAAAAGTTAGTTGGAATGACCTATATCAGGGCGGTGGGATATGATGACTCACCAAAACCGTCTAATCATGACAATTCTGATACCACAGCAAAACACGCTCTAAGGGCACTTGCAATGAAGCGCAAGGTAGAAATGATAGAAAGATGCGCTAAAACTGCAGGCGGGGACCTTGCTGAGTATATAATACGCTCAGCATGTTATGAAGAATCATACGAATATCTGTATGGAATTAAGCAATTACACATAGGAAGGTCGGCTTTTTATGAGAAAAGACGTTACTTTTTTTATCTTTTGGACATCGAGAAGAAAAAAAAAGATAAAGAATTTATAAACTAGGGAAATGCGGATTTATTGAGCAACACTAGACTTTATAATGATAACATAAGTTAAGTATGAAAATAAGGTCGCGGTTCTGCCTGGAAAGGTGGAGCCGCTTTTTATGCGGTGATGACTATGCAGATTGGCAGATATGAGATTTATACAGATGCAGTCGAAGTGAATAGTGATAACGTTCTGGGCATACTGGCTGATGCAAAGTCATATTTTGACACTAATGCCTTGATGATTCAGCGACTTCTTGATATCGAAGCTGGTTATATGGACCAGATAAGAGAAAAGAAGGTAAGACCTGATATCGACGTAAAGACCGTAGATCCTATAGCACATGAGATCACAGTGTTTAAAGAGGGTTATCATTGGGGAAATCCTATTACTTTTGTTCAAAGAGGTAATGAGGATAGCGGTGAAGGTAACGAGAACGAAGCCATTTCACTCCTTAACGAATGCTATTCCGCACAGAATTTAGGCGGAGTACAGCATAAGTTAGGTCATTTCGTTGAAATTTGCGGCATTGGTTATACTTACGTAGACATTAATACTGATTGGGAAGAAGGGGATTCATACTTTAAATACAATTTCCTTGATCCTAGAAACACATTTATTGTCAGAAGCTCATATTATGCTGACCATAGGCCAATGATGGGCGTATCTTATAGGACTGACAAACAGGGCAATCAGTATTTTACAGTATTTACAAATAAGCGTAGGTTTGAAGTCTTTAACCAGAAAATAGTAAATGGTGAAGAAACAACACTTTCCTGGGGCTTTAACAAGAGAAGTGGAGAGATAAATCCTCTTGGCATAATACCTATCATTGAATGGGTACGAGCAGATGATAGGATGGGAGTATTTGAGAGAGAGATTCCAGAGATGGAAAGGCTTAATCTTATGCTTTCCGATATTGCAAACGACATAGACCAGGAAACGCAGATGATATGGCATGCAAACGATGTAAATTTCCCGGAAGAATTTGACGCCGAAGGTAATCCTACAGGTGAGCAGATAAAGCCAAAGTCAAATGAATGGGTACAGACATTTACATCACGAGATGGTCGTACTCCATTTATTAAGGCACTTGCTACACCATATGACTATGCTGGACTGTTAAAGAATTATTCAACAGCAAGAGCTCTTATCCTGCAGAGAACGTATACTCCACAGAGGAATGATGATTCCGGTGGTAGTACAGGCGTAGCAATGTCTGACGCTACAGGATGGAGCGCAGCAGATCAGGTAGCAAGTTCACAGCAACTTTTAATGGAGTCATCCAAAATGGATGAAGTAAAGGTTGTTCTCGCTGCCATCAAAAAAAATAAGAATGTCAAAGCTGATAATCCACTTAATGATCTGAAGTATATGGATGTAAAGCCTAATATAACACGTCAGAAGACCTTTGAGATGAGCGTAAAGACAACAGCATTTGCTAATCTTGTAAGTCATGGCGTATATGGTCTGCATGCACTTAAGGCGGTTCATTTCTTTGATGATGTTGCTCAGGTCTGGGAAGACTCCAAGGATCTTATAGAGGAATACCAGAAAACAACTTTCGGTGAAAAAGAGGAAGTACAGAAAACGAGTGACCTTCCAGACAATCAGATAGGTAATTCCCCTCTGATAGACGGAATAAGCAAGGAAGTGCCTAAGGAAGCTGATAAAAAGCAGGAAGAGACGGAAAAGATAGATGAAGATAGACGAGCTTAATTTCTTTTCCAGCATGCAAATTGATGATGAGCAAAAGAAAAAGAGAAAGAAGATCAGTGATGATTTTATTGATGTTTTTCTCTTCTTTTTTACCCTGATAAAGGATAGCAAGGAGAATAACCTTACTGATATGTCTTTTGCTCTTATAAGGCTTCAGGAACAGCTTCAGGACGTTGTTACAAAGCATGTACATGTAGATAGTTACCTCATCATGTATCTTGCGCATGTTTCTCAGGAAGTATACAGCACGACATTAAAACATATCAACGAAGAGTGGTTTCTATCGAAGGATAGAGCCACTTTTTTAGCGCTTAATGAAGCAAACAGTGTATTTAATCACACTGAACTAGAAACTGCCAAAAAGGAGGGGTATACCTTCAAAATATGGCATACAGAGATGGACGATAGAGTAAGACCTACACATGAGATCCTTGAGGGTGTTAAGAAGCCTATTGATGATTATTTTGATGTAGGAAACAGCAGACTACAATTCCCCAGGGACGTAGTAAACTGCAGTGATTTAGAAGATATAGCTAACTGTAGATGTTCTCTTAGTTATAGCAAGGAGGAATAACCATGATAGGCGGAAAAAACTCAATCAAAAATGGTACAATAGCAGATTTTTTCTGTGATAGTTCTGCAGATGTAGCAGACCTTGAGCAGTTTGGAAGAGATCATGATTTATCTATGGGTTCTACATGTTACTGTATTGATACCGCAACACTATATATGATGAAATCTGACTATTCCTGGAAAAAACAGTAAGGAGATAAGACTATGAAAGGTGTAACCGCATATGCGCTTTCAAAGCGTTTCACAGAAGATACCGCAGATGCGCTTGGCGCAGTTAAAGGCGCACCTTGCGAGATTCAAAGTATTGTATACGATGAAGAAGCTAATACCGTCACAATAACATTCTCATGGACAGGAGATAGCGGACAGGTACAGACCGACACCGTAGTTTTAAAAAATGGTCGCGGAATTGTAAGTGTTGGTATTAATGAGAATAATCACTTTATTGTCACATATACAGATGGAACAACAGAAGATGTCGGCATTCTTCCTTCAGGTGGTAGTGTTCCCCCAGGAGGAACAAAAGGACAGGCTCTTGTAAAGAAGTCTAACAAGGATGGAGATGTTGAATGGAAATCCGTTGGCGGTGGTGGTGGAAGTGCAGAACTCGAAGATGATCTGCAAACATCCGTTACTGTAGGTGGTATCACAAGTGGAACTACTTACGAAGCAGGAACATCTCTTGAAACACTTTTTAGGGATATGCTTAATCCTGTTGCATATCCTACACTTACTAATCCATCAGCAAGCCTTACCGCTACAGGAGCAAAACTTCTTGAAACAGGTGCTACGCTTAACGTTACATTTACGATTGCATTTAACAGAGGTTCTATCAATCCTGCATATGGAACAAGCGGATACAGAGCAGGCGCAGCTACTTCTTATACATTGGATGGCGAGACGAAGTCTACAAATACATTTGCAAAGACTATCACATCTGCAAAGACTTCTTACCAGGGTTCAGTTGCATATGAAGCTGGTGAACAGCCAAAAGACAGTACAGGAAAGAACTATCAGAGTCCGCTTCCCGCTGGTAGCGTAAATTCAAACGTTGTTAATTATGAGTTTGTTGATGCTATGTGGTCTAACGTAGCAAGTATAGCAAGCATTACTAAGATGTCGCTTGTAAGCAAGAGCGCAAAGCAACGTGACATGAACTTCCCCGCACAGACAGTTGCTAATCCTGAAGTATTTGATATTCCTGCATCATGGACAGTTACCGCAGTACAGGTCAAAAATGATCTGTCAGGTGCTTATGAGGATGCATTGTCACAGTTTACAGTTACAGATACGACACATAATGATGCTGCTGGAAATAGCGTAGCATATAAGAGATATACATTTAATCTTGGTTACGATACAGGCGCAAGATCAGTAAGAGTTAAATGGAACTAATGAAAGGAGGATGAAAAGATGGCAAGAAGTAAAGGTTCTGCAAATCTAGCAGCCTCCCTTGAGGTATTAGCTGGTGCGCCGTTAGATGCAAGAGAAGTAGTACAAACAAAAGCAGACCTTACCGCAGAAGGTAGTTTTCCATACAAGTATGTTGGCATGGAAGTCTATGTTGTGGCAGAGGACAAGAAATATAGATTTATTGGCATTGACCCAACAGATATAGCAGATTGGGAAGAAGTCACAGGTGGCGGTGGAGGATCATACACCGCAGGTGATGGTATTAACATTTCCGTAGAGGATGAGATTTCAACAGATAATCTTCAAGAGGGTGATATGGCAGACATCATCACACCACTTCCTACACCTGGCGGTGGCGGTGGTGGAGATGCCGAGCTTGAAACCGATGTAACAAGTAACCTCGCAGTTGGAGCGATTGCAAGCGGAACAACACTTGTTCAAGGCACAACATTTACAGAGTTTGTGCAGAAACTTCTTATCACAGAGATTGCACCTACTATTGGATTTTCTATTTCCAAGTCTGGAAACGTTGCACAGGGTACTTCCTACACAGAAACCCTTACAGTTAATGTTTCTAATATGGGAACAGCTAAGAAGATCAAGACAATTGAGTGGTACGAAGGTTCAACACTTAAACAGACAGATACAATCGACAGTACAACAACAGGCTCTTGGACATACACTATGGACACAGCTACAACCGCCACAACAACATTTAAGGCGATTGTTAAGTACACTAAGAGCAATGATGCTGATGACCAACAGACAAAGACAGCATCAATCAGCTTCTACTTTAATAAGTTCTATGGTGGCGTAAGTGATCTGAACCCAACAGAAGCCACAGTAGAAGCACTTACATCTGTTTTGGCAACAGCAAAGGGCGGTACATATTCATTTACAGTTTCCGCAGGACGTATATGTTATGCATATCCTAAGAGCCTTGGCGCACTTTCAAGCATCAAGGACGGTAATGGATTTAGCTTGTTTGATTCGTTCACCAGAACAGAGCAGACATATACACAGGCTGGTCAGAGCGTAGCATATTACAGATATGTACTTACCGACCCGACAACAGTTTCAGGCTACTCAGTAATCTTCGCGTAAGAAAGGGGGTAAATTATGGGAATTTCTGTAGCTGACAATTTTGACCATAAGAGCAAGAAGCCCCTTGATGCGAGGACTTCATATACAACACTTGCGCTAATGAAAGCAGTAACCGATGCGA